CGTGATTGTATTTGCGGGTCAATTGATTCCGCAATTCATGCACGGTATCGTGCAAATGAGCATTTTCTTGCTCATATTGACTGATTTTATTAAGGCGATCAATCAACGCCTGTATATCTAAATATTGATTTGTAATGCTGTTTTAATTATAGAGTCAATTCTAACATTATTGAATTGCTCCAGAGCCATCAACTATTTAGTGTAGCGAACACTCAATCCTAAAAAGAATTGCTCACTATCTCATGGTTTTCTACACTTTTCCACTCCATGACGGACTGAGTGACAAGCGAGTCCCTACCCATGAAAGGTTCTTCAACTTAATGTCCATGTATCCAACGGACAATGATCATCGAACAGATCTTACAATCTCGATCATGAAGATTGTAAGAGTGAAGAGCATTAAGCTCGATCAAATTTCATGCGAATACTTCGCACAAAATTCGTCCACACGCCTAGAGTAACTCTTGAGGTCACCCACGAAACCAGTAATACCGTTCACGCGAGCGACTTCATACAATTGAGATACTCTCTTTTCATATATCTTTTCCCCAAATTGAAAGTATTTTGAGGCTACGTTACGGATAGCTTCAGCACTATGCATTTCTTCTGACATGAAATTGGATTTCACATGAGAATGCAGCATTTTTGCGATGCTATCTTCCTCAATAACAGCTCGATATAATTTCAATTCTTTGTCCCATACAGGAATATGTTTGAGAAAAGATAATTCAGCCATACCTACATATGGCTTGGATTTTGCTTCTTTATTTGCCATAGTGTATTTAATCCCACATTTAGCAAATTCTTCAGCGATAGCTGTGTGATTATACCAGCCGTAGCCTTTGGCTACAGACATAGCATTATCATCACCATACGTCATCAATGAAACCACTGTGTTGTACGGAGGTGGAGACCACCACAGCTTGCGTTGTGCAATTGCAAAGTAAACATATCTCATATATAAAGAATTCACAATGCTATTGATAACAACAGTTAAAGGATGACCAGATGGATTTGATCCAAAGAATTGGATTAAAGTTCCAAAATGGTCGTATGTAGGAGAACAAATTTCAGTAGCCAATCCGCGCATAATAGTGACATCTCTTTCTGTGTAATGATCAGAGTCAGAACAAATTGAAATGATAACATTAAACGCAGCAAGCATAAAACGAGAACTCATACATGAATCAAACGAGGCATAATCACCTGCAATAATGCGATCTTTGCCAAATTTGACAATGTGATTAACCAATTTAGTCCACTCAGGAGATTCGACATTAATGCCAACAGCACACTCAAATACTTCCCTATGCTTCTGCATCAAAGCAGAAAACATAAGGAAATATTTGCGCACCAAAAAAGTGAAAGGCATATTACACGCTCCAAACACTCTTACTTTATCCTTAGTTAACTTAGTTGGTTCATCTTTAAGCGCAGCTCTAAAAACAGTATTTAGTCTTTTACCTTGAGCC